TAAATATTGTTTAGTATTTAAAGCAAATGTTTTTTCATTAATATTTTTTGAATGTATTTCTGCAGTATCTATACCATTAAGTCTAAAGTTATATTTATAAAATGTATCTTTAAATTTAAATATTGCCGTTATAGTATCACCATCTATAACTTTAATAATTTTGATTAGTGTTTCATAATTTTCAAATGAAAATTTTTTAATTTGATTAATATCTATTGAGTTTAATTCTTTGATTAAATTTAAATCCATAATGTTTGATAAATTAAAGTATATATTATATTTTTTATTTTTTTTTATATTTTAATTAAAATTGAATATAAATAATCATTATAATTAATACAATAATGCATTCATTACACAATACTAAGATCTATATTAATGAATCTAATTATGAAAATCAATTATTAAAAATTATTAAAACTAGGACTAATTATTTAGATTCATCTGATTTACAAATTACTAATAATCATGTAAAACAAAAAGATAAATTATTATTTTTACCTAATGATATTTCAGAATCTATGATTTTTGAAAATTATAAATTAATTATGCATGGTATTTTACCATGTGGTTCAAAAACTACAATTATAATTAATAAAATATATCCATATGTAGATATAGATTATAATAATGATAAATCAGATTCTGAAAATATAGATTATTTAAAAACATTATTTAAACATGAAAAATTAAATCAAATGTTAAAAGGTAAATCTGTAGATTTTAAAAATATAAATATAGTAACTGGTAAAAAGTTTATGTATTTTAATGAATCAGAAAGTAAATTTATTAGAATTTCATTTAATAAATTATATCATAGAACTTGTTTTATTAGAGTATTAAATAAATTAAAAATACTTAGTTATAACAATGATTTAAATAATTATTATAGAGTTGTTTCTAGAACATATAAAATTAATTTATGTTCATGGAATATTCTAGATAATTATAATATAGAAAGAAATAGTAAATATAAATCGGAATATGTATTAAATCTTAATATTAATGATATGAAACCATATTCAGATGAATTATATAATGATTATTTTTCAGATATTAATATTGAATTAATTCGTAAAGATAAATGTATATCTATGTCTTTTGATATTGAACAATATTCTTCAAATTTTATACCTGAAAAACCAGATATAGTTATTTTACCAAGTGGTAAAATTAAAGAAGATGAAATTTTTAATATTGGGTTAACATATCAATTTATTAATGAACCAGAATCGTTTTTAAATATAGCTTTACTTACTAAAGAAGCAAATATTCATGAAGATTATATTACAATTATATGTTCTAATGAAAAAGTATTGTTAAAAACATTTGGATATTTAAATTCATTATTACAACCAGATTATATTATGGAATTTAATGGATCAGAATTTGATTGGATTAATATATATGATAAATGTATTTATTATAAAATTATTGAAAAATTATGTGAAGATTTATCAATTAGAAAATTGACAAACTATGAATTAAAAATAGAAAATTTATCTAAATATATTTATTCTGTAGATTCTATTAAAATTTCAGCTGATAATCCAAAAAAAACAACTAGAAATTTAAAATTAGAAGGATATATTCCCTTTGATGTTAGAGTTATATTTATGCAATTAAATCCAACACAGTCTAAATCTTCATTAAAATTTTATTTAGATATGAATAATTTACCAAATAAAGATGATATGCCTATTCCTGAATTATTTAAAATATATAAAACAAATAATATTCCTGGAATGACAGATGTTGCTCATTATTGTTATATAGATGCATTTAGATTACATCAATTAGTTATTAAAAATAATATTATACAAGATCGTAGAGAAATTGGAAAAATTTCATATACTAGTTTATTTGATGCATTTTATAGAGCAAATAGTTGTAAAGTAACTAATTTAATTATTTCAGAAGCATTAAATAGAGATTTATTTGTTAATACAATTCAAGCTGAAGAAAAAGAAGAAGATAAAATGGATGGTAAATATCCAGGTGCTTTAGTATTAAATCCAGTGAAGGGATTAATTAATAATGTTTTAACAATTAAGGAATTTATGAATGAAAAACTAAATATTTATGATACTGAATTAATAAATAATATGCAAAATATAGTAAATAATAATTATGAAACTATTTATATTAAAAAAAATGTAAAATTAGTTAATTTTTAATTATTATTATATTTATATTAATTTTATTTTTTTTTATAATTTATAATATAATAAAAATGATGACTAATCAACAAATATATCTAGCAGTATTAATATGTTTAATTATAATTACTATATTTTGTGTATCCTTCTTTATATTTGGAATTAATAGAAATTATTTATTACCTATTATACCATTAATAGTAACAGGACTATATATATTTTTACCTGCAATAATTTATGTAGATAGTATTACAGAACCTATATTTAATACACCTATATTTAAAATATTAAGTAGTCTAATTTTAATATCTATAAGTTCTATATCTATTTTAGCAAGTTTATATGCAAATAATACACTTGATAAAAAAATAACCGAATCTGAAAAACAAAAATATAATGATAAAATTAATTTAGGTCTTACAATAACTAGTTCAATTAGTAGTGGATTGCTTGTTATATTAGGTATATATAAAGTATTTTATAAAGATAATAAATATACTAAAGTTTTTCCAAATGTCGTAGAAGTAAAAAATAATCAATAAATATTTAAATAAATTATTTTTTTTTACTTTTATATTATTTAAAATTGAACTTTAATATTATAATATATAATATTAAATATGTCTAATTATACAGAAAAAGAAATTCTAGAAAAGTATATAGAATATTTAAATGAAAATCCAATTCAGTACTGTGTAAGTGGTTTGGATTATAGTTCACTTTATCCATCTTTAATTATGGCATATAATTTATCACCAGAATATTTAATTACAAATAAAGAATATAAAGATGAATTAGAACAAAAAGGTTATAATATTCACAATATTAATTTTGAATATAACTATAAAGATTATTTAGGAAATGATAAAACAAAGGATATTATAGCATGGACTGTTAGACATAATGAATCAAATAAAGAAAATTCTATGTTTGGTTTATATCCATCAATATTAAGAGATTTGTTTAAACAAAGAGCTGAAATGAAAAAAGAATTAGCAATATATAAAGATAAAAAAGAACATATTGAAAAGTATGAAACTGATTATCTAAATAATAAAGAATATAAAGAATGTGTCTTTAAATTGATATATTGTGATACTAAACAAAAAGCTTTAAAAGTTTTTATGAATACTTTTTATGGAGTTATGGGTAATAAAACTTCAGCATTATTTCAATTGCCATTAGCTGGTGGAGTTACTTCAGCAGGTCAATATAATTTACTACTCGTAAAAAAATATGTTGAATCGTTAAATCATAAAGTATATTACGGAGATACTGATAGTTTGTATATATCTTGTCCAAAGGAATATTATTTGGAATTAGATAAACAATATTATACAAATCAAATAACTAAAGAAGAATATAATACACAATTAGTTTTAAAAACATTTCAAGCAATTGAAGATATTAAAATTAAAGTAAATGAATATTTATATAATGATAATGGAACTAAATATTTAAAAATGAGTTATGAAGAAGTATTATATCCATTAGCATTTTTATCAAAGAAAAAATATTTTGGAATTCCACATGAAACATTACCAAATTTTAAACCAAAAGATTTATTTATTAAAGGATTAGAAGTTAAAAAAAGAGGTGTTTCTGAATTATTAAGAATTATTTGTATGGATTTAATGTGGAAATCTATGGATTTAGATAATACTAAATCATTAAGAGAATTAGTAGAAAATAAAATTAAAGAATTATTTAATACAAAATGGAACTTAGAAGATTTTATTCAAACTGGATTATGGAAACCAGATAAACAAAATCAAACATTAAATAAATTTGTAGAAAGAATGAAAGAAGAAAATAAAGAATTGCCTGTTCCTAGAGAACGATTTAATTATGTAATTGTAAAAAAATATCCATATAAATATGATTATAAAGGTAGACAAATACCATTACAAAAATCAGATAAAATGGAATATTTAGATATAGTTAAAAAATATAATTATGAAATTGATTTAAAATATTATTTTGATAATCAATTAACTGGACAATTTGCTAGACTAATTACATATGATCCTGAATTTGAAATTATAATTAATAATGATATAGATGAAGATAAAACATATAATCAATGTCAAAAATATGTTTTAAAATTAGCAGATCAATATAATAATAATTATAAAGATAGAAATAAAATATTTAAAAAGGTTTATAAAGAAATTAATAATAAATATAAAGAAATTACTACAACTAAAAAGATATATGATAAAAAATATAACTTTTTATTAAATACAAATTATAAAATAAAAGAAATAGATAATAATAATATTTATGAAATTTTAAATTATAATATTGAAGAATATATTAAAACAATCAATCATGAAATTGAAAATATATCTAAGAATTTATTAAATAAATATAAAAATAATAAAGTTATTATACAAAAATTATATAATACAGATAGTAAATCTTATTATATAGTTCAAATATCTAATTTAACTAATAAATTAAATAATTTAATTCAAAAAATATTAAATTTAATTACACAATATAATTTATCAGAATATATATTTAATATTGATAATATGAATATTATTAATTTAGTAAATCATATTAGAAAAAAATATAATTTAGATGATATATGCAATTCAACAGAAGAGATTAATGATATATACGAATTAATTAAAGAAGATGAATTAAATATAGATTTAGATGATTTAAATTTATATATTAAAATAGATAAAAATATACTAGAAGAAATTTTTAATATTTATATATTAATTTTATCAATTAAAAAAAATATATTAATTCATAACTATATTTATAATAAATATTATGCGAATATTAATTCGAATAAAAATTATATAGAAAAACCATATAATTTTAAATTATAATTTTTATATTAATTTTATATTATTTTTTTTATTTCCAATAAATTTGAGTAGGTTTAGCTAATTTATCAGCATCTAATTCAGTAGGGACTGAACGAGCAGTTTCATCAACTAAATCTTTACCATTAACTGAATAAGAAGGTCTACGTAATCCAACAAAAGGAACTACATCTTGTGTATCACTTCGGCTAGGTTGGAATGATGCTGTACTAGTTACTTTATTACGTTCGGTAACATATTTATTATGTTGTTGAATAACTGATTTATCTAATGCCATTAATGGTAATGATTCTTCACTATAATTACCTTCTTCTTTTAATTTAACATTTTCATTTGGTAAATCATTATTAAATGGTTCAGGTTCCTCAAAATCTTCACCATCTTGATATACTTCAGGCTCTTCAAATTCTTCACCATCTTGATATACTTCAGGTTCTTCAAATTCTTCATTTTCAAATTCTTCACCATCTTGATATACTTCAGGCTCTTCAAATTTAGATTTTTTAACTAATTTACTAGGTAATTTTTTAACCCATAAATATGCTCTATAAAGAAAATATAAAACTAATAAAACTACAACAAATGTAATGGCAGTACCCATAATTGCTCTATTCATACATGCTTGGTTCTCAGGTGTATAGCATTTATTAAATTCTTCAGTAGCCTTTTTTTTTAATTCATTAGCTCGATCCATTTTATATTAATATTTTTATTATAAATTAATTTATGATATATATTTATATATATAATTTTAAAAAAAAAAAAATAATTATACTTATTTTAATTGTTTTTTTTTATTTTTTTTTATTATTTATAATTGTGATTGAATTAATAGTTTATATACAAAAACACCAAATAAAGCTCCAAGATATGGTGCAATAACAGGTACCCAAAAGTAATAATCCATATAACTAAATGAATGATACCCAACAAGAGCTGTAAAAACACGAGGTCCAAAATCACGTGCAGGATTCCAAGAAAATGCTGTTGGAAATCCAAATGCATAAGTAAGTGTAGTTAATAGTAAACCTACATAAACAGGTAGATGATCTTTTGTACTTTTATGATCACATAAAGCAAAAATACCACCAGCTAGTAATGCAGTACCTAAAAATTCAGTAAAGAATGCAGCTGTTAATGTAATAGTTGGATTCTTATAAGTAACAAATACTCCAGAATATCCATCATCAGAACCAAGTCTGTTAAAATAAATTCCATATACAGTAGCAGCAGCTAAAAATGCACCAACAAATTGAGCAACTGTATATAAAAATAATTCAAAACCATTAATAGATTTATTATATAAATACATACATAAACTTACAGCTGGGTTTAAATGCGCATTAGAATTAAAGCTTGCAACATAAATACCAAACATTAAATTTAATCCCCAAGAAATAGATAAACCATCCCAAGATAATTTAGATTCAGGGTAAAGAGCAAAAGTTGCTACATTACCTAAAGAAAGTAAAATAAATAAATACATTCCAAAAGATTCTGCAAGAAATACTCTTACAGTCTTATTTGGACATTTAAAATGACTTGAAGAATTAACTTCAGAATAAGAATTATTTAAATCTCGAGGTGTTTCTAATTGAATTGCGTGATCTGACATTTTTTTTTATAATTTAGATAATTAATTGTATATTGATATAGATATATTATTTTTAATAGATAATTAATTATAATGATAGAAACTTTAGTTAAATTAGATGAAAATTACTTTTTACAGCCATTTGGGTTATATAATAATAGTATAATTTGTTATTTTAATTCTTTATTACAAGCTTTATATAGTTGTACAAGTATTACTGAATATTTATTAAATAATGAAGATAACTTTAAATCAAATTCGTTTGTTAAATTATATATTCAAATTATTAAATCATATTTAGCTAATAAAAAACATGATAATAATATAGATAAAAATAATTTAGTTTTATTTAATGAATTTTTAAGATTATTAAAAACTAAAAATATTAAATTTGGATATAATCAAGAAGATGCAGGTGAATTATTAATATTATTATTAGATATAATTAATGATAAACATATTTATAATTTATTTTATCATAAATATAATTGCGATATATATTGTAAAAAATGTAAAAATATAAATAATATTTCAAATGATATTTCTATTCAATTTGAAATTGATAGTAAAGCAATTAATAATAATTTTTTATCCTATAAAATAGATAGTAATTTACATAATTTAAATAAATTTATTCGAAATAATTATTCAAATTTAGATTATTATACATGTAATAAATGCAATTTAAATAATTATAATATTAAAATCAATAGATTAATATTAGTTCCTACTATTATAGTTATAAATTTTAATAAATATCTAAATAAAACAAATATATTTTACCCAAATGAATTATATTTTATTAATAAATCTATTAATAAAAAATATTATTATAAATTAGTATCTACTATACATCATTCAGGTAATATGAATTATGGACATTATTTTACTAAATCAATTAGAAAAAATACACAATCTAATAATAATGATATTTATTTATTAAATGATACTTCATATGATATTGATAATTTTAAACCAGATAATTTAACATATATTTTATTTTATCATTTTATAGAAAGTTTAGAATATTATTCTAATGAATAAAAAATTGAAATTAATTTATTAGAATTATAATCATAATATAATTGATAATCAATATTATAATGGTTAATATTATTTATTATAATGTTGGTAATAAACAGTTTATCATACATAAAAAAGGATTTTTATTAAATTTATCAACAGGACATATTTATTCAACTAGATTAAAAAATAACTATTTGAGCATAAGTACAAAAAAATTTAAATTAGATAAATTAATTTATTGTTGTTTTAATGGTATTCCTTATACAAATAAATTATATCTTAAACATTTAGACGGTAATTTACTTAATAATGATTTTTATAATTTAGAAATAATAGAAAAAAAGAAATATATGCAAACTATTAATTATAAATATCAAATATATAATTCATTAAATTATATAATTTTATATAAAAAATATACTATGGATTATACTTTATTAAATGTATATACAAATCATAAATTTATAAAAGATTATAATATTGATGAAAAAGACTTATTTCTTATAAAATTATTAGATAATAATTTTATAGTAGAAAATAATTTTATATGGGAAATAGAAATAATTACAATTGATACAGATAATTTAAAAAATTATAAATATATTGAAAATAGTAATTATAAAATATCTATAGATAATAGTCATATTTTAGATAATAATAATAATATTATTAAATATAAAATAGATAATCTAAATAAACAATATATAGATATTTTAGATAATGATAAAAAAATTATTAAAATAGAATATAAATACATAAATTATATAGATTATTTTCCAGAATATAATAATATACTAAAAGATGAAGACTTTTTTAATAATTATGATTATGAATTGGATAAAATCATTTTTGAAAAATTTTAAATTATATTAGTTATATATTTTATTAATTATATATATATATCCTTTTTTATAATTTTTTTGTTCTTCTAGTTCATTATTTATTTCATTTAAAATATTATTATTATTCAATTGAAAACAATAATATTTTGAATAACCGCTCAGAGTTATATAAATACCTTTTAAGTCTAATAAATTATTATAAGTGAAATTTGATATAATAAATTTAGTATTTTTATTAATATGAAATGTATATATATTATTTTCTAAATTTATATCATTTTCTACTTTATATAATTTATTTATATTTTTTTGAAATTTAATTAATAAGTCTTCATCAATAATTCTAATAATTATTTTTTTTTGATTAATATCAATAATATATCCGGAAATATTAAAAAACATATTTTATATACAATTAATATAAATAAATATTTAATTAAATTAAATCTGTAATTTCAAATTCATTTTCATTAATATCTGTATT